TATCTATAACCATCTTCATCTTTATAAACCAGCAATGGAGAGACTTTTTCAGTCTTGCCACAGCTTCGGCATCGAACCTCAATTTTACCAGACGGCCTACGATTTGTCAACTTCTCTTTTTTCATATGGACATTATTTGCCTTATCTGATTTTGAAGCCTGTGCTAATTCTTTTTTTTCAGCAGCACTGAGTCCTAAAGACTCTACATCAAAACTATTTTTAGCATTTGTATTTGAAGATTTGTTATTCTCTTGTTGTTTACGTCTTCTATATTTAGTTTTCTTTTCTGCTTTTCTTTCATGCTTAGTTGTAATTTGTTCTAGCTTTTCTTCTAGTACTTCCTCAAGGAGTTCACTTAATAACGCTTTTAAATCTGATTTATCCATTACTTGCTACCTTTGCACGTTGAAGGTTAATGAATAGATCGGACATATTCTTAATTGAAGTTGCTAAATATGTTAATCTATCTATACGTTGTTGACAATACTTTTGTATTTCATGTAGCTTTCTACTTGCATCATTATCTAATGTTGCCTGCATATCTTGATTGCCCCATGTACCAGTATATTGACCAGCACTTTTACAAATGATTTCTTTTATTGTTGCCTTAGCCCAATTTAATCTTGCTGTTTCTCTATTAATAGATCTCTGAATATGAAATGATAAACTACCAAGAATATATGCCGCTTCAGCACAACCATGAATATCCATTTTTTCAATTTGATCCCTAGACATATTCATATATGCATAAGCAGTATTTGAATTTAAAAACTCTTCATGATAAGTGGACAGTCCAATATTAGATTCATATTCATCAAGAATAAGATCAATGCGTTCCATCTTATCAATTAACGCATGTTTATTTTGTTGATCCATTCTTCTGGTCTTTCATCATATCTAAGTTCTATAAATGTTAAATTGTTAATGGCACACCATTCTTTAATATCGACATCTCGCTTCTTCTGCTTGATAAAATCTTGTGCTGAAGCATGAAACATTGGAGTGAACTTATAGTGTTGTTGACCATGTACTTCTATAACTAATCTAAATTGTGTAATAAAGAAATCTAGAAAAGCATATTCTCCCCTTCTAATCGTTATTGGAACCTCTTCTAAAACTTGAGAGGTTGGAAATAGTCTTTTTAGTATATCTCTAGCAGTAATATGATAAGTAGATCTAGGACGACGTTCATCAGCCTTTACTACTCTACCCTTAAGATTGAGCCTATATTCATTAAAATCTAAGTCTTTTACTTTCATCTAGCTATACCTACAGTATCAAAGATTTCTTTTTCTAATCCAATACATCTCTCTTGATTCTCTTCAAGATATTGTGCGAAGTTTGGCATCCCCTGAAACTTTTCTGTATCAGACAATGTGATCCATGCACCCTTCTTTGTAGCTATTCCAAAGTCACAACATAGATCTGCAATTTCATATTCTCTCCACACACCTCTTCCATACTTAATTATACTCTCAACTTTTTGCCCTGGAGGACCAATTGCTGAAGTTATTACCTTCCAATGGATTTTTTGTCCTATCTGAGATTCTCCCTGCATTACTGCTTCTGAGTGACTAGCTTCAAGCTTTACATCTACTTGATACTTTAATGATGTTCCACTTTTTTCAGTTTTAGTTTTTCTACTTCCAAAAGATGATACATTCGCCATCATGTGAGTGATACCAACAACAGTTACATTATTGATTGGTAAAACATTTCCAATACGTCGACACCACTTTGCTTGTGTTTTTTGAATACTCATAACCTGAATATCTTTAAGTTCACCAGCAAGTTCTGCTTCAGCAGCAAGTGCCGAGAAGGAATCTATCACAGCTACAGATCTAGAGTGTCCATGTGCTATCTTATCAAAGATGGCTAGATAATCTTCTCCAGAGAGAATATTTCCCTCAGCACTTCCTACCATTTGAAACTTTTCTGGACCAAGTTGTAGTTCCCTAATACCTTCTAGATCTCTTTTCTTTAGTCGACCTTCAATATTTCCATAATAGATATATCTGTTTTGTGCTTGTGCATTTGCACAAAAGGATAAGGCGGTAACAGTATTATGAGTAACGATATGATTATCAGTAAAGTATAAACCACCATCATTATCTAGTTTAATACACTGGGTTTCATGAAGTCCAATATAATCAATAGCAACTATATTTCTTCTGGGATGATGAAGAGTCTTTTTAATTCTTTGTCTTTTTCTATCTAAACCAACTAATTTATGTAAATTATTACCGGATACATAACAAATAAAAGAACTAAACTCTTTATTATTTACTAAAGATTTTTTATTACTTATCTTAACCTTATATCCCAAAGATCTTACTACTTCTGCAAAATCGTTACACAACATCATTGAGGTGGTGGAAAAACTTAGTCTTCCATTTTTATCTACAGTGCCGTCTGTATCAATAAGTCCCCTGATAACTTCTTCTCTTATTTCAACAGAGTTATACTTATAGTCTTCTGGAATAAATTTAAAATGACTTGTCTTACCATTAAGTCCATAATACCTTAATTCTTCTAGATACTTATGTTTTTGATTAATAGAATAACTATTGTCTTTTCTGCTAATTCTGTAAGATATATTTTCTGATGTTTGTCGTAATTCATATTCGTTTTCTAATAAAGAAGAAATAGTATTTAGAAGTTGATGATCTGTATTAGTTAATACTATTGTGTTAGTTTTAATTGATGCATCACCTAATAGAACACCTAATAAATACGGATCTATTTTAACATATTTATCATAATATTGACATGGTTCAATATCTATAGAATATTTAGCCTGTTTATGTTTACCATTATTTCTAATAATACCATCTTTTATTATTTCTTTTAGAGGAACAACCTTGGCTTCTTTCCAATAATCTATTTTATACACTTTCCATAGATGATTTGGTCCACAGTCTGTATGAGTTCCATCTGAAAACTTTACTCTATATACAGGCATCATTCCTTGTGGAAATATACCTACAACCTTAGCTTTACCGTCATTACTACTAGGAGAAGGAACCGTATCACCGATTCTTATTTCTCCCATTCTTTTTGGTCCATCCATAGTATATACAGTTGAATATAATGGTTGATCCTTACCTATCTTTTCTGGACCAGTCATAATAAATAATGAACCTTCAGGAACACCACCACCGAGAGCAATATCAATCTTTGGAGATACAGAAATAATTTGCTTCGGTCTATCTGTAATGAAAGAAGCATCATGTAAAGCATCGCCAAATTGTTTAACTAAATCTTTATATAACGGATTATCTGTTGCGATCATATATTCTCCTACTAATCAAGTTTGTCATATAAGCTTTTCTTTTTATATCCCCTATCTGTGTTCCATTTTGGATTTTCAATGTACTTTACAGGAGTATCATCTGCATCTGGTTTAACTACCTTTGGAATTTGATACTTGTCTAGTTTATCCTTGACCCATTTTGGTGTTAGAGAATAGATGCTTTTATTAGCCCTGATGAATTGTAATAATTTTTCATCACCATATTCGTCAATGAGCTTATACGCTGTATAGATTTGGCGTTTGAGATAAGGTTGCCACTTTTTATAAGATTCTTTATCCTTATGTTTTTCGATCCAGAATCTGCGTGGCAATTCCTTATTCTCATCTGCCTGTGCTTTTCTTTCACACATCAACTCAGCTATCCATTGTCCTAGAGTCACTTGTTTACCAGGATTATGCCTAGACTGATATTTGCTTTCATATTTTTTATTCATTTAATCTTGTGTGTATAAGTAGAGTTTTTGACTGTATGAATACCCCTACCACTACGATTTGCATCTGCTCTTTCGGAAGCAACAGGAGTCATTATAGTAACTCCCTTATTTCCTTTTCCTGTTTTATTGATAAAATGCATCATAGTATTTGGTTTTTGAGTATTTGATTCTTCAGTAGTTAATTCTTCATTAACCGATTCTACAAGTTCAAGATTCATCCAGTTTGCAGGAAGGTCTTGAACAAATCCATTTACTAATTCTACCTCACGATCAAGATACTTAGCAATATCTTCTATGGAATTATCCTCAATTAGCATACCCTGTATCATATACTTTTCTTGCTTGCTTAGTCCTTTTGTATTTGCAAATTTAGCCATTATATAATCTCCCTCTCAGCCTTCTTTAAAAAGGCTTCGTTCTTAGTCTTAAGAAAAATAACATATTGATCAAAGTTAGCCTTTGTAGTATTTACAAACTTCCATGTTGGTCTACCAACACGCTGTTTAGTTTCCATCCCCTCACTATATAACCCATATGGATTAAATAGTTTGCCATTTTCACCGATCTTAACCATATATCTATGATTATGCTTAATAGCATGTACATATGGATTAATTTTTGCCTTTTCAACAGGTTCAAAATTAACCTGAAAAAACCCGTCTTGATCTATAAAGTCATGCCTACCACTAATGGTATACAGCTTTGTATTCTGATTAGCGTTGTCGATAGTTCCTTCTTTATAAAATCCATGTTGATCCTTGTCCGCATTAATAATATGTTCACTCATTTTAATTTACCTTTCCTTTTCCAGTCTGATTTGCTATAATTATCCTTTAAGTCATCACTAGACTTGACCCTAGACATACCTTTAGGTAGTTCTTTCATACCTTCTTTACGCTTTGTTTTATGCTCCTCTCTCATTTTGGCAATTAATTCTTTACCATATTTCTTTTCATTTGCTTCAGCAAGCTGTGCTACAGTTTTAATTTCTTTAATACTAGTATGAATACTATCGTCTGCATATGAGCGAAAAACCATCTTACTTTTACAATGAGTGCATTTAAACTTGGACGACATATCATCATATTCAGATATAGAACATATTAAATATGATAATTGTCCACATTTTTTACAATCAAATGTATATTCAGGCATCATCCTCTCCTATATAATTTTTTGGATTCAAACATTTAGAACAATATACTTTCATTGCTCTTGTAGTAAGAGAATACTTAGATAGTTTTAAATGTATTGTGTCTGGCTCTGACATTTTATTTGTTACTTCTACATTGGGAATAATAACGGTAACCTTATCTTTATTTTCTATTTTTCTCTTACAGTTATCACAGGTATCTGGTCTGTTCATTAATTATACCCTAAGAATTCATCCCATTCTGGTAACTTTTGGAAATGCCAAAAATTATAGATATTCGGCTCGAATGGTTTATTTATTAAAGGCATCCCTGCCTGTGATGGCGTCCTACCACCCTTCCTAATATTACATGGCTTACATGCCACTACAACATTAGTCCATGTTGTTGCATCTATTTTATTTTTAAACATTTTTTTAGGAGTAACATGATCTATAGTAATCATTTCTGAAGATAGATGTATATTACAATATTGACAGCGAGACTTATCCCTCATAATTACATTTGCTTTTGTTAAAGGAATTTGTCTTTTGACATTAATATAACGATTAGTTATAGCTACTGCTGGCACTTGCATAACTAAGCCACCAGCAGATTTAACATAATCGTCATAGTATTTCAATATAGTAACACCTTCTCCCGGCATTTCCTTACCAATAATTTCTAAACATATAGCACGTTTCCAAGTAATAATTCTTAATGGCGAGCCATCTGTATTTAATACTAATGCTGGCTTATGCATGTGTCAACTCATGTACTTAATTACCATACCCATAAATAAAGCAGTCATAAAAGACGCATAAATTCCTACCCAAACGCACATAGTAATCCTAGTCTTAATTGGAACCTGATTCATTATATCATCTGCATTTCTTTGTGCCCTATGAAGTCCTCTTGATACCTCAGAATCTGTTAATAACAAATGCATATTTTTACCAGCAACACTTATCTTTACATAATGATATTTCTTTTCTGCACTTGTCACTGGTAAAGTATTTTGAATTATTTGCATATGACCAAGTTCTGGATATTCTTTAATAAACATATTTATACCTCATAAGCTTAAATCATCAAAATTTAAATCTTCTAAATCATTTTTAGATGCACCAATTTTATAAGACGTAATTTCGCTCTCTTGAGGGGCAACTTGAACTGCCTCACTATTCATAAATGCATCTGACCAACCTTTAATAGGATTCTTCTTTGCATTATAAATCTTTGGAAACCCAAGTGTCTCAAGACGCGAGTCAACTAACCATTCAATATAACCATGCAATGTGGTCTCATTTAAACCAATTAATGATCCATCTTTAAATAGATAGGATGCCCATTCCTTTTCTTCATTTGCTGCCCTTTGAAACATAGCAATAGCATCATCGTGACATCTCTTTACTATATCCTGAAACCCTTCAGATTTTTCATTCTTTAGAATATTTAGAATAGTTTGAGTATTATATAAATGGACCGCTTCATCTCTCTTAATTAGTCTAATAATATCTGCATTTCCAATCATCTTTTTATTCTTAGCAAAAGCAAAAGAACAAATAAATGATACATAAAAACGAACTGCTTCTAAGATATTAATACTAATAAGAGTCATATAGAGTTGTTCTTTAACATCCTTATATGTGCCATATCCTAGCTTATTATAATCTTCAATAGCACTTTCTGCCCTCTTCAGGATTTCCTTATCTTCTAATGTAGAATCAAATACAGAGCTTGGATCTGCATAAACATTCTTAATGATATAGCTGTATGATGTACTATGAATCTGCTCAAAGAAACCCCATACATTTAGACAGGCTTCAAGCTCAGGATTACTAACATACTCAAGCAGCGTAGGAACACCACGACAAATGACACTATCAAGCATCGTTTGATACTTTAAATTAGAAGTAAAAATAAACTTCTCATTATCTGTAAGTGTTTGGAAATCTGCTCTATCCTTTTTAAGTTCAATCTCTTCGGGTCGCCAGAAGAACTCTATTTGTTTATTATATAGTTCCCAGAAGATAGGATATTTAAATCTATCATACCTCTGTAAGCCTAATGGCTCACCTAAGAATAATGGTTGAGTTGTAGTATCTACATTTTTCTTATTTAATACAGTTATCATATTGAACAACCTCCACCTTCACAACCACTAGTTACATCTACATCGCCATCTGGACTATTAGCATAATACAAAGTCTTAACTCCTACCTTGTAAGCATAAACTAAATCTTTAATAATAATACTTAATGGAATACTCCCGCCTTCATAATGAGAATAGTTGTAGTAATTATTTGTGGATATTGACATATCAATCCATTTCTGTAATGTAGCAACCATATTAAGTAATGGTTGGTTATTTTGAAAATCAAATGCTAAATCATAATATTTTCTATTCTTATGAAATGCTGGAACTAACTGCTTCAACATTCCATTCTTTGCTTTTTTATATGTTAAAAGTCTTCTGACTGGTTCTATTCCATTAGTGCTGTTCTGGATAACACTTGAAGACTCACATGGCATTATAGCACTGACCGTAGAGTTTTTCAAGCCAAATTCCTTAATTCTTTTCTTTAATCCTTTCCAATCCATTGAGAGTTTTCGTTTTACAAGTTTTTTTGCTGTTGGATTGGCCCAATCATAAGGACATAAACCATCAGCATATCTTGTTTCATTGAATTTTGGACAAGCACCGCTTTCCTCTGCCATCTTGCATGAGGCATCAAGTAAATAATACTGTATCTTTTCCATCCATTCATCAACAACTTCTAATGTTTCTGGTGAATAATACGACAGTTTATTTTTTGCTAAAAATCCAGCAAGATTAGTAATACCTACACCTAAAGAACGACGATTAAGAGTAAAGGTTTCTCCTGCTTTAATAGGATAGTCCTGATAATCAATTAATGCATTTAATAATCTAATGGTGATCTCACAAGACTTTTGTAACTCTTCATCATTATTTATTTCAATTAAATTAATTGCAGATAGGATACAAATACCAATCTCTGCCTCTGGATCATCAATATGATTTAGTGGTTTAGTAGGATGAGTGATTTCCACACACAGATTTGTCATCTTTACATCTGCGTTCCAACTTCCATTTTGATTACAATGATCAATATTCATAACATAAATACGACCAGTCTCTAATCTTTCTCTTGCAAATAATTCTGCAAGTTTCCTTGCTTTAATCTTCTTGCTAAACTGTAGATTGCTACGAGACTCATATTGTAAATATAAATTATCAAATTCCTCATGACCGAAAGCATCATATAAACCTGCACATTCTGCTGGTGATAGTAATGTTATATCTTCATCTTTAATCAATCTTTCATAAAATAATTTTGAGAATTGAATACAATAATCTAACTTACGAACACGATTATCGTCTGTTCCGCCATTATTCTTTAATACTAACACATCTTCTATTTCATAATGCCAAAATGGTATATTTACAGTCGCACTACCACCACGAATGCCGTTTTGACTCGTAGCCTTTACTGCTGATTCAAAGAGTTTGAGATATGGAATAACACCAGTATGCACTACTTCTCCACCACGAATGGGCGAATTTAATGGTCTCATTCTACCAAAGTTTAAACCAATACCAGCACGACGAGCAGTATATTTAGCAACACTATTAACAGATGCGGTAATACTATCTAAACTATCTCCTACATCAACAAGCACACAAGACGCAAACTGACGAATCTTAGTTCTCACCCCCGCCATAACTGGAGTTGGAAGATTAATCTTAAATGTAGAGAAATAATCATATGCTTCTTTTACCTTAGTAACTCTATCTTCTCCACACTGCATAAACAATACCATAGCAATCAGCATATAAGCAAATTGAGGTGTTTCATATAGTACTCCAGTGTTCCTATTCTTCAATAGATATTTATCTACCATTTGTTGCAATCCAGAATAGGTAAATAAATAATCTCTATCGTGCTTAATATATTCTCCTAACTTATTGATCTCATCTTTAGAGTAAGATTCTTTTGTATATTTAATAATCATAGGATCATATAAATCTAATCTAACTAAATCTCTAATATGATCTAAGAGTCTTGGTGGACTATATCCACCCCATACATCCTTACGGACCTTAAAGTTCAATAGTTTAGCAGCAACATATTGATAGTTAGGATCTTCTTCAGAGATTAAATCATTTGCTGAGTCAATAAGTATTTGATGAATATCTACAGATGGAATCTTATCATATAGTGCTAACTCAGCATTCATCTCAATATCAGAAAAACTAACTCCATTAATTCCTTCACATGCCCAATTTACCACCTGATGAATTTTCTCTACGTCGAAGTCTTCCAATTTACCATTTCTTTTCTTAACTCTGATATTCATATTCTTTCCTTTTCCTGATAAAAAAACCCGTCACCTTAATCCCTACATCGTCTAGCGAATTCAAGATTTATAATTGTGACGGGTATGATTTTTTAGGCGACACAGTTTTGTGTTTATAATAGATGATATGTTAAAGTAAATTTTTATATATTGTATATCTATTATTAACAACTGATTAAAGCTGGATAGTGTCGCTTTAGCTTAATGTATATGTAGCGTCTTTATGTTCCAGCTATCACATATACACCTTTATTTGTTTTTAAAAAAATTATTGATATTTTTTCATGTTTTTATTTGCACAATGGCAATATCTAAAATATTTGGTATTTGGACTATCTTGATTTACTAAAGAAATCAATAAATATCCACGACCATGACAATCCTTACATGAATTTTTTGAGAATATCCTAGCCTTCTCAACCATATATTCCATCTCTGCTTTTTCTTTTATTTCCATCTTTTGAACATCGTCCATATAGATACTCCTAGCCTGTATATAGGGAAAAATGTAGGTCCAGCAATATAATTATACTGCCAGACCTACCATATAGCTAGTTATTTTTGGATAATTTTTGAACTTCATCCCAGATCGCATCAAGTTTTTTATCTCTATTTTCATAGTTATATTTAATTTGATGCGTATCCATCGAAATAGAATTAATGATTTTTGTTGTATCATCAATTTTTTGACGAATTTCGTCCATATTTTCTTCTAGGATACCAAGTCTGTGAGTAATAGTTTCGTTCACACGCTCCTCCAAAAGAATGATCTTTTTAGAGTGTTGGGTTAAAGTTAGTAACATCCATCCCAATATTGGCAAAAATACCATTCCTAAAACTTCGGCTACATGTCTAATTAATTCCCAGGCTTCTAGCATGTTTTTGCCCTTATTTTAGGTGATTAAAATTTACCAAAGATTTCTCGCTTCATACTGATCTGTTGTAGGATCACTACCAGAACCATAATGGTAGACTAGTTCACCAGGAACATCTTGTGTTGGGTTAGCTGCATCGTCTGTGCCAGAAGCAATAAGCGTTGTAGAGTTATCAACACCAGCAGAAACATTCCATGCACCAGACTGTGCAACACTAACTGGTGTACCTCCCCATGGTGCGGTTGTTGGATTCCAGTCACCATTTCTGATAGCTGTTTTGTAAAGTTTAACTTCAACAACAGCGGCTTGATTGTTCTGATACTTATTAGCACTATCAGAGGAACCAAACAATAATGCATTGTTAGCAGCACCAGCAATATCGCTAGTAACTTTAACAATAACTTGGTCTCCAGCATTCCAACTGGATACTGGTAATGTGCCATTTGCTGGATCAATATAGTCGACGCCAGAAGCAAGAGTAATAACTGGATTACCCTCACCGATGTTTACTGTTTGAAATCTAGCACTGGCTACTGTACCAGCAAAGCGAACCGAACCAGCATCTACATCTGTACCAGTAGCAAACCCATCACTACCAAAAGAAGTATTTGCAGTTCCACCAATAATATTCCAAAATGCCATAATATCACCTCATTAAGTTAGCATTTGGAAATAGAATTCCTAATATTTCCTACAATAAAAAATCCTATTCCTGTTTATTAATTATACACCATCTTGTAATTAGAATAATAAAGTCTCAATCCAAACACATTTGCCTTTGATAATTGACTTAGATGTTTATCTAAATGTAAATATCCATTACATATAGACGGAACTCCTGTTTCTATCTGAACAACATGTGTCATAATTAAATTGTCTATAAAGTCATCATTATAATATCCTAGAGATGGTAAAAAAATGTCTATACCATATTCTTGTAATAATTTTACTATATTAACAACTATATTACCATCTTTATCGTCATGCCAGTTTAACATGATTCTTAAAGTTACATTATGATCAACACAAATTTGTTTAATAGATTCTATATCTAGCTTGAGTGGTATCCAATCACTATTCATTAGATAATGCCTGTGACAAACTAGATCAATAGCATTTGCACCAGCCTTAATTAAAGATAATGTCTCATGTTGTCTGACTTGCCTATCCGACTTTCCTAATGGATAATCTACTGGACCAGCTATAACAAATCCTTCTGGTATATAGCTAGAAATTTGCCTAATTTGAAAGATATCAGTACAAAATCCATTTAATCCACGATCAATCATACTAAATACTTTTTTCATTTCTTCTCTAATATCTAATACGTCTGAAGTATTATAATTACAATATTCGTAATACATCTTGATACCCTTCATCGCCCAAGACACCGTCAGCAAAACCATACCACACAGCATCTCTGCCATGGAATATCCAATCTTCTTTAGTATTTAATTGAGATTGTATATATTTACGAACTTGTGTTTTATTTTTATTATTAAAAAACTCTCCATTATTACATGCATCTGTGTAAATATCATACATTATTTTTAACTGAGTTTTGGCGTGATTCATTCCAGATAGAACTTGTTTATGGGTTCCTTCTAGATTAGAGCTTCCGTCATGTATTAACCATTCACAATTTGCTGTTGTAACTCTTATTCCCTTACCAATTACTGCTTGTGGGATAATACTACCCATTGAAGCAGCAATGCCATAACAAATATATACAAACTGACATGGACTATTCACAATTGCATCATAAATAGCCATACCAGCATTCCAATCTCCACCGATACTATATTGATGAATAATGATTCTATCTTTAGATTTATTCTCTAAAATTCTTAGATTCTTAAGAAAGCCTATTACAAGCTTTTCATCTATTGCACCATCTCCACCACATAAATATATTTCTCTAGTACTTAAAGATAAATTATTATCATATATATCATTGAAGTCTGTATTTTTGTTCATTTGATACTCTTAATAAATCCAATTAGTCTTTCCTTAACATTATTCATAATTTCTCTATCCTGAAACATTTTCCCTACAGAAATTCTAAATCTATAAGAGGTCATAATATCAACAGATTCTATGCCAAGAACACTACCTATAATTTTTTCAAAATCTTCTGTTGTTGTTTCGATACCATCCCCCAACATAAAATTAGTATGTCCAACCCAGAATTTAAAATGTCTACTAGCTAGAGATTGTTCTGTTAATGGAAGTATACCAAACGGGGTCATTATGGATTTAATAATTGGAGTAACTTGTTTACCCAAGAAAAAGCTTTCATCTAATCCTAACTCTTCTAATTCTTCTTCGTCAAATTCTTCTTCACTCACTTCTCTCATATCTTCTAATTCTTGATCATATGCGTCAACCCATTTCTCCCATCCAACATCATAGTCTTTAGAGTACTGTACGTCATCACTCATTGTATACCTCCTCTAATATTAAATATTTTAGCTGGATCTATTTTATTTTTTAAATTTGATTTTTCATTATCAACCTTAGCATCTGCTGCTTCTAATGCTCTCCACATTATAACTGTATTTAATATAAATTCTTTTTCTTTAGAATTCTCTGGGAATGATTCTAATGCATCTAATATAATGGGTGTAACACCACCATGAGTTAATTGAAATAAAAATGAAGCTATTAATTCTGCGTTATTATCAGAAAAATCATTACCATCTACTGCTATTACAAACTCTTCTTTCTCTTGATTAATTTGTATTAATATAGAGAATGATGGATCTTTTAATAGCTCATCATATGATCTACTAAATGATTTTAAAACATCTTTTTCAATATCATTGAATACATTTTCAGTTTCATTATGTATCTTAGTTTTTTTTCTAAAAAAATTAAACATTCTCACTCCTATAAAAAAGGGGTATACATAATTATACCCCTGAAATACTTGGTCCTATAGTGAAATTCTAATTTTTATGTTTCTAGTATATGTTTATCTTCTACTTCAAAAAATCTCATTGGTCTACCATCTATACCTGTCCATGTAATTCGTTTTTCCATCCCAAGATGGCTACCGATAGTCCATCTCAGGTCCATTGGATTATATGGATTTTCTTCTACTGTTTCTGCATTTTTATCAGACATACCAATAACCCTACCCATCTCATATGAATCACAGGCAATCATGAGTGGTGCTAGTTGTGCCCAATGGTCACGACCACCATTAGCATTAACCTTAGGTGTTCTACCAAATTCAGATGTAACAACAAACATAACCTTCTTAGATAAACCTCTACTTTCTAATGTTTGAATCAACATAGAGATATACTTATCAAGCATAACTTGTCTGCCTTCTAAAGCATCTGCAATATTATTATGCATATCCCAGCCACCATATTGTACAGTAACAAACTTACTGCCGGTCTCTACTAGTCTAACTGCTGTTAATAAATCAACACCAAAACCATTCTCTTTATATGCCTCATATTCAGCATCTTGTTCTACCTTGAATGCCAATGAGGCTTCTCCTAATAGTACATCAATGGCTTGTAGTCTTAGGTCTGCCCATTGTTTACCAAGCATACTCTCATTGCCATGAAATTTTTCCTCAATGCCTTTTAGGGCAGATAATCTATACTTAAATCTTTCTTCTTCAACACTAAGCTTTAGATCTTTTCTACCTTCTTGTGTAGCATCATATCCAGTATAACGACCACCCATCCAAGCTGCATCATCATGTTGAATAGAATTCATTTTAATGTATGTAGGAATACCATTTTTTTCGCTATTAGTGCCAAAAACCCCAGCGGTCATACTACCAAGGCTTGGCCATTTTTGTGTTTCTCCATTACCAAAGTTATCCTTACCAGTCATTACCCAGTGTGTAGCACTGGCATGATTAGCATCTCTATGAGCAAAAGATCTTACAATAGAAATCTTATGGCCTATCTTGGCTAGATCCTTAAATAATCCACCAAGTTGCATACCAGGAACATTAGTGGTAGCTGCACCAGTTACAGACCTTCTATCTGATGGTGCCTCTGGAATTGGATTAAAAGTTTCAATATGTGATGCCCCGCCCCCAAGGAACAAAAAAATTACTGCATTTTGATCCTTATCTTCAATATCGTCAGCAAATGATATATTACCATGACTAATCATAGTTCCCATGGCACCAGCAGTCAAAAGAAAATTACGTCTATTCATTTTGTTATACCTTATATTATTGTTTGGACACCCAAATTCCATCAAAATTGTCAATCAAAAACTGTCTCAGTTTAGATGTTTGTTCTGATTCTCTTAATGCAGTAATAAATTCTTGTTGCCTATATCCCTGAAACTCTCTTATATTTAATCCTTCCATTACTATATTATATGATCTCTGTAATTGTGTTTTCATAAAATGTCTAAAAGCTATTTGAGCCTCCCAATATTCTGGATCTTTATCTTTAATAGCCATACATAATGCAGTACAATAAACTGAAAATTCTAGTGGACCTTTTACTGCATCATACATTGTGCCATCATGCCTGCCAGTTTTATGTTCTTCTATAGCTACTTCTGCACCATTCATATAGGCACACCACTCATCTACTAAATAAAGTGGCTCATTATCCCATGCTCCTTGTCCTCTAACATATGTATCATACCTTGACTCTTGTAAAATGGAAGGAACATATGGAATAATATCTCTCTTTTTTATACTAGGCTCTGGAAAGCTAATACCTTTGCCACCTAAGAGATAAAAACTATTATGCCTTATTTCAGATCCTTTATTTATATTATTTCTTAAATCTGCTTGTATCATATGTGTAGTCTCATGTGCATCAGTATCCCTGTCATATTCTAAGACAGGATTTCTAGCCCTGTTAATTATATCTGCATATTTACTTTCTTCAACTATCCTTGTTCTATATATTGGAACGTCTTCAAATATTAAGACTGGTTCTGGTTCTGGTTCTGGATCAGGTTGAGGTTCTGGCTCTGGATTAGGCTGAGGCTCTGGTGTTGGATTAGGCTGAGGATTTGGGTATGCTGGAATAATTGGTTGTATGAGAATATCTGGTGTTGGATTAGGTTTATTAATATTTAAAAACAACACCATACATACAATGATTAAAAAAATATGTAAACCAGAGATGTTTTTCATATGTCACCATGCCTTACATGACCAGTAACGTGCTTTCCATTTTGGACCAGGATTATCGCAATTATGTCTTGCTCTAAAGCTTTTTCTTCTTTCAGGAATATTCTTCTTTATCTTCATATTGGGATCACCAAAGCGTACTATAACCACATTACCACTTTCATTCTTTGTATATACAGCAAACTTTTTAGGACCACCTGGAGTTCTAAATGGTTTATTTAAGGTGACTTTTCTTCCTT